GAAAGACCCGAACCCCTATCCCGAAATACCCTCAACTAGCCTGAACCAGCAGGAACCAGCCCGAACCAGCGGTGGTTCAGTCATATCTGGTCGTATCGAGCCAAGGTTGGTGACGCCTGTTCCACCCGGTGAGAGTTTTGGTCCTGCCCTGATTGCTTGGGCGAAGCGCGTGCTCAATATTGATCTGATGGAGTGGCAAAAGCGCATCTGTAACGATGCTTTGACTGTGGATGCCGACGGCGACTTTGTGTTCCGTGAGGCTTGTATCAGTACGGCCCGACAGAACGGCAAGAGTCTGGTGATGCGAGCGGTGGCTGGGTTTATGGCTACCGAGTATGCAGCTGCACGCCGTGAACCTCAGACGATCGTGATTGTGGCTAACCAAAAGCGTCGGAGCATGGCCTTGTTTCGGGATGTTGTGCGCGACCTTGAAAACTTTGATTGCAAGGTTCGTTGGCAAAACGGCGACGAGCGAATCAACTTCCCTGACGGCTCAAGCATCTCAGTGGTCGCGGCGTCCGCTCACGCTCACGGTATGACCGCCTCTGTTCTGCTGGTGGATGAGGTTTGGGACATTAGCCCCGAGGTCGTGTTTACTGCTTTACGGCCTTCACAGATTGCGGTCAAGAATCCCATGATGATGCTTTTTAGCACAGCGGGCGATCAGGGCAGTACCGTCCTCCTGCAACTAAGAGAACAGGGCATTGCGGCGATTGACTCGGGTCAACCAACGGCGCTCTATTTTGCCGAGTGGTCACTTCCGCCCGGGGTTAGTTTAGAAAATCGCTCATATTGGGGCTGGAGTAACCCCGCCCTTGGGACAACGATCACCGCTAAAGCGTTGGAGTTGGCGTTTGACTCGCCCAACCGTCAAGCGTTCATTCGTGGCCACCTCAATCTTTGGGTGGATTCAACAAACTCTTATTTGCCGATCAACTTATGGAACGATCGCAAATCCGACCGACCAGCACCACCGACCCAGTGGCTCACCATTGACTCATCGGTTGACGACTCGCGGTACGTCGGAATTTCAACCGCTTTTGATGACGGTCGCGTCATCGTCTCGGTCGCGTTCGTTGTCGAGTCGGCTGCACAAATGTGGGAGGAAGTTGTGCGGATTATGCACGATCAAACCGTCAAACTTGCGGTCACCCCGTCGCTAGAAATTCACTGTCCCCCAGACTTGCGTCGTCGGATGCAAATCGTCGGCTACGCCGAGTTGCTCAAATGGACTGCAGCTTGTCGCGCCATGATCGTTGAGGACCGCGTCAACCACACTGGCGATATTGCACTGGCCGAACATCTCGCTCGAGCCGTGGCTGTCAAAACGGGCGGGTCTATCGTGCTCAGTTCGCAGAAGTCACCCGGACCGATTGAGTTAGCCCGTTGCGCCGTTTGGGGAATCATGCTGGCGTCCAAGCCAGTACGGTCGTCGCGTGCCGCTTTCGCTTTTGGCTAGGGGTACTTACATAGACGCAAAATATGTGAGAGACTCGCAAGTGATGGCTCTTTTCGGTAGCAAGAAAGTTAATGCGACCCCCGCGTTTGCGTCTGCTTCCGTTCAGGCAGCGGCTGGATCAGCCGCGCAGATCGGCGACTACTACGCATACTCTGTCGGGGAGTTGCAACGACTCGCCTTGTCTGTGCCGACCATTTCGCGGTCCGTTCAGATGATCGCGTCAATGGTCGGCTGCTTGGAACTCAAGCATTACACCACCCAGTGGACGGGTGAAGATTATGAAGAAATCTATTTAGAAAACGAATCATGGATGGATCAGCCTGATCCTCGCGTGACTCGAAACTTCATTTTCTCTCAGCTCGTAACCGACCTCATTTTGTGGGGGCAGGGCTTTTGGTATGTCACTTCACGGTCCTCCGCTACTGGCCGTCCGCTTTCGTTTGAATGGTTACCCGCCGCGATGGTCAGTCTGGGCGACCAGCAGACCGCCCAGCGTTTCGGACCGTCCAATGACATCATGTTTAATGGCATCCAGTTAAACACTGATGACGTCATCCAATTTTTGGCACCGTCGCAAGGTTTGCTATACACGGGCAACCGCGCAATTGCTACAGCGATCAAACTGCAACAGGCATCGGATCGTTTTGCAGTCAACGAGATTGCTGCCGGGTGGCTTCAGCAAACCGACGCATCCGAACCAATGTCAGCCGAGGACCTTTCCGAACTCGCAGCTGCTTGGCGTAACGCGCGACAAGTTGGTGCCATTGGCGCACTTAACAGCGTCGTGACTTTTAAAGAGTTTTCCAGTGACCCGAACAAATTGCAACTGATTGAGTCGCGTCAATTCCAAGCACTTGAACTGTCTCGGGCTACTGGAATCCCCGCATACCTTTTGGGCATTGGCGTACAGGGTTACACCTACCAAAACGCACAGTCCGCACGACAGGACTTGTACTTGTTTGGCGCAAAACAATATTTGGATTGCATTGAACAAACTTTGTCAATGAACAACATTTTGCCCCGTGGCCGTTATGTTGAATTTGACATTGACGACTATTTAGCAGAGAACGATTTAGCAAGCGTGGCTTACGAACCGTCAGCAGAAGAACGCAGATCAGAGGAAATGGCATGATTCGACTTACAGCCGATCTACCCACAGTTGACTTCGCAAAATCAGAAGAGGACGCACCAGCGTCAATCTCTGGCATTGCAGTTCCGTGGGCTCCAGTCACCGCAACCGTTTTAGGCGGTCAGCGTGTGGCATTTGAGCGAGGCGCTTTTGATATCAATCAGAAAGCCGCAAAGCTCATAGAAGGGCACGACCTTACGCAGTTACGCGGAACCGTTAACGCTCTTGCCGATTTTGAAGAGGGCTTGGGCTTTACCGCGACCTTCGCAAAAACAAGAGCCAGCGCGGACGCCGTAGAACTGATCCGCTCAGGCGCTTATGACGCGGTGAGTGTAGGTGCAGAGGTTCAGGAGTCGTATTACGACAAAGAACTGAAAGCCACCGTCGTCACTCGCGCTTCGCTAGTCGAATTGTCTTTGGTCGCCGTGCCAGCGTTTTCGGGCGCAGAAATACGCGACCTAGTTGCTCAGGCCGACGAACCCGAAGAAGAAATCCCAACAGAAACAACCCCAACAACACCATCCGAGGAGGATGAAACCATGTCAGAACCCACAAGCGTTGAAGCCGCAATCGCGACTCAACCGATCTATGCAACCGCCAAGCGCGAATTCAAATTGCCGTCAATGTCCGAATACATTTCGGCTTTCGTTCGTGGCGGAAGCGATTTCGCACAACTCAACGAAAACATTCGCGCCGCAGCTCCTAACGTGACTACGCCTGATATCCCCGGTGTGATCCCAACCCCCATTATCCAAAATGTGTTCAACTCGTTTGTCGGCTCGCGCCCTCTCGTGGATGCAACCACGCTTCGACCCATGCCGCAGGGAGGCTCAGTTTTCATTCGCCCTGTAGTGAATGTCCATGGATCAGTGGGTACTGCCACACAGAACACGACCATCACCGCGTCGGCTTTCGGCATTGACGACATTCAGATCACTAAGACCATTCAGGGTGGCTATGTTGAAATCAGCGAAGCCGCAATTGACTGGTCACAGCCTGAAGCACTCGGACCGTTGCTTGACGACATGGCTCGCGTGTACGCAGACCGCACCGACTTGCTCGCCTGCTCGGAATTGCAGACTGGCACCACCAACAGCAACAACTTTGCTAACGCATCAATTGCTGACCCGGCTTACTGGGTTGAGTGGATGTACACCGCAGCTGCTGACATCTTGACTGGTTCAAATGGCAACTTGCCGTCCATCTTGGCTGTGTCACCGAACGTTTGGAAGTTGATGGGCAGTTTGTCCGATACTGCTGACCGTCCGTTGTTCCCACAGGTGGGCCCAATGAACGCATACGGTTCGCTCAATGTCGCTTCGACACAGGGTGCGTTTGCTTTCGGTTTGCGCGTCGTCGTTGACCGCAACTTGACCTCGGCTGGCATGACCATCCTTGATCCCCGTGCACTTGAAAACTACGAAATGGCGAAGGGTGCAATTTCCGTTGAAATGCCCTCACAGCTTTCACGCCAAATCGCGTTCCGTGGCTACTGGGCATCCAAGGTCATTGACCCAACCCTTACCATCAAGGCCGCTTTCGTCTGATAGACGGAAACTACGAGAGGATCTGAATCATGGCCGTATTTACCGTCACGCACGCACAACGTGTGGACGACTACGCCGTGATTCAGA